GTAACTGTTTACGATCTAAATCGCCCATTGCTGGGCAGTGCAGGATCTGCTGTGGGGTACAGCACCGGCACCGGCGGCACTGTCACACAGGCCACCAGTAAATCAACTGGTGTAACACTCAACAAACGCTGTGGACAAATCACCATGAACAATGCTGCGTTGTCGGCAGCAGCCGAAGTCAGTTTTACTTTTACCAACAGCACTATTGCAGCCACTGATGTGGTTGTTACTGCTATCAGTTCAGGTGCCACAGCTGGCGCATACAACACTCACGTTGATGCAATCGCCGCAGGCAGTTGTAGAATTAGTATAACCAATTTTTCGGCCGGTCCACTGTCTGAAGCCATTGTGTTAAACTTTGCTGTTATCAAGGCTGTAAACGCTTGATTGTATACACTAATGAACAATTATTTTTGTGTGCTGCCATTTTATGGCGTTGAAATAGGACACAATTTTCCCAAAAACATTTATTGTTGCAGACTTTCACCATCAGCTGACATTAACAAAGTGCAGCAATCTATGCTTGATCAACAAAGAGCTTTGTCTTGTTCTACCTGTTGGAAGCTGGAGGACCAAGGCCTGGCAAGCGAACGACAATTGCATAATACTGCATTTGATTATTACCTTGACCGAGACTTGGAAAAAATTGAACAAGATGCGATAAACCAACTCAATCGTCCGCAGATTGTAAAATTGCATACCAGCAACTTGTGTAACGGAACGTGTGTCACCTGCGGAAGCCATTCTAGTTCTGCGTGGGCTGCTTTAGAAAACAAAAAAATAAACTACAACAAAATGTCAATTGATGCTATTGATGCTATTGATTGGGCAGATATCAAGCAACTGTCATTTGTAGGCGGTGAGCCGCTGTTGGAAAAACTCAATTTTGAAATTTTAAATCGGCTCATTGAATGTCATAATACTGATTGTTTTATATCTGTTGTGACTAATGGTAGTTGCGAGCTTACCTCTTTCCAAATGCAACTGTTAAGTCAATTTAAAAATTTAAATATTTGTCTAAGCATTGATGGTATAGGATCAAGATTTGAATACCTTAGATATCCACTGAGTTGGGATGTGCTGTGCAAAAATCTTAGATTGTTTAGAACAATCACATCTAACATCAGCGTAAGTGCAATGATATCAAATCTCAATGTGTTCTACTATACCGAGCTAATGGATTTTTTCCGCGAACAAAATTTAAAATATTTGTGCAAACAAGTTGATGACCCATTGTATTTTGCACCCGGCAATCTCCCAGACTGGTTCAAGCAGCAGGTGTTAGATCACAATCCTAGATATGCTGATCAGATCAAAAGTTTTCTTAGCATTGGCAGTTATAGCACGTTTATGTTTTCAAAGTGCTGTGAAGAAATTCAACGTCAAGATGCATTGAAAAATATCAGCATTGACCAATACTTGCCTGTAAACTTCTTACAAAAATCTACAGTACAACTCAGCTAGTTCGGGAAACGTTTTTTCAAATGACTGTGCTCTAAGCTGGTCAGCAGTTTTTATTGACGCAATCATACGTTTAATTTTTTTCTCGTCTTCAATCCAATTTGGTGGTATAAGTGTGCTGTCACTATGAGATGACATTGCCGCAACATATTCTGCAGAACAGTTTGCCAATGAAAAATCACCAGTTGCCAAATGTTTGGTATGATCAATTACATCACCTTCTCTGTTGGTAACAAAATAGGTTTGAACCCACTGTGTTAATTCCTTAGTGTACATCAAATTGAATATGCTAATAGTTTCTTCAACCAAAAACATCACGTTGCTAGGAGCCGTTTGTTTTATGTGTAAAATGTTGTCAGTGACTTGGGCCCAATTGGCAGGCCAGCGCAAGTATTCAAATTTTTCCCCGACCCCATCTAAACTTATGTGCAGTTTGACAAGATACAGTTTCTGAATTGTTTCTATATTTTGTTTAAGAATGGACTGTGTTCCATTGGTCTGAAAACACACTGTCAGTTGATTTTTTGCATTAGGCACATTGTCAGCAAGCCAATTGGCAACATCCCAATAGGATTGTCCTAGCATGGTTTCGCCACCACAAAATACTATTTGCCGTAGATTTGACAAATCTAATTGTTGTAAACTGTGTATTACTTCGTCAACACGCCGGGGATTGAAAATTGGTAACTGCCAAAGGTCATGCTCTTTGAGATGTTTTTGCCAAAATGTGCTGGAGTGTGTGCCACATGTTCTACAAGCCAAATTACAACTGATATCAAACATCAAGTCAATTCTGGCAGGTCCAGACAAATCAGTTTTTCCATACACATCAAGCCCTTGATTCATACCTGAACGCATGCTGAAATGTCCAGACTGTTCAAGTCGCTCACAATTGTTGCAGCCTGAATCCCAGATATTGGTTTTGTTTTTTTTCCGCAGATCCACAAAATTAAGATGATTCCAAAAATTAGTTTGGGCATCAATGGTGAATTGATTTTTTCTCAAACAACAGTGCTGAGCAGTAACTGGTGTACGTTTAAAGTCTAAATGTAATCCTCCATGAATCATGGAGCAATAGGCGTCAGTCATGATGTTTTGATTTTGCCCAACAACTGCTTGAGCTTGGCGCTTTGCACATCTGCTGTGACTTTGGGTGTTTCTAAATCAAATCCTTCTCGGGCTTGGGGGCGTTCCCAAGGTACAGACTTGGAATCGTCTGCCGCGGCTGCACTAACTTGGCTCTTTGCTTTGATCGAGTCCATGATACTTGTACTGGGCTTTTTGCTAAACCCGTTTTCGTTGTCATCCCCACCTTCATCAGTAATGCGCATGGTTTCAATGTTGTACTCCAAATCAATCTTTTGACCAACGCCGGTCGAGCTTCGAGACTTCATACACTGGATCTGATACTTGCCACGCTCTTTCATTGCACGACTTGTAAAGATACCAAACACATTATCTGCTGTGTTAATTTTAGAGATACCACCTGATATGTGGCTGTGGTCAAATTCAATTTCTTCCACAGCTGATCGGTTCAACTGTGACGCTGTGACCATCAAGATGCCTAGCTCTTTGGCCAAGTTGCGCAGTTCTTCTGAAACATACTTGTCTTTCACAAACAAGTCGTTGGGCGAAACTTTGGCGCTAACTGGCATGAGCAAGTCCAAGTAGTCAATCATCACAAAGTCTACCCGCTTGCCTGTTTGAATTTGATACTCTTTCAAATAAGCACGGATGTCGTTGATGTTTGATTGTGCTGGCAAGCCTTTTACTTGATAGTTGCCGGACTTCTTGGACACCAGCTTGACCTTGAGCTCTGTGGTGTCTATGTCCTTGCGAATGTCCTTGGTGCTCATGTTGGTTAACATGGCATCTGTTCGCAAACTTGTTAGCTCTTCCGAAAGTTCTAGTGTAATATACACACCACTGAGTCCTTGCTGTAGCCAGTTTAGTGCAATATTCATCATCACCAAGCTCTTGCCTGATCCTGATCCACCTGCAAAGATGTTCAGCTCACCTCTGCTAAAACCACCATACAACAGTCGATCCAGCTGTGGCCAGCCTGTGCTTACTTGCCCACCTGAGTTAAAGTACTTCTCAATACGAGCTTTAGGGTCAGCAAAGTAGTCTGTGCCCATGTCCTTGGTAAGTGATATTTGTACTGCATCTTTGATCAGCTTTTCAACAGGATCATAATCGCCTTTTTCCAACAAGTCTGCGGCTTTTAAAATAGCACGTTCTAGTTCCTGACGGCGTGTAAATGCTTCAAACTCGCCCATGAACCAGTCAAAGTGTCCTTCATTTAAGTCTGGCACAGCTGACAACTTAACGCCAGTGGTGGCTGAAATCTGTGTGCGTTCCGGCAGGGTTTTGTGTTTGTCAGAATGTTCTTTGATAAACTCAGCCGCAGGTCTCAAACTCTTATCAAAGTTCTGCGGGTTGTAGATGTTTTGCACACGCACATAGCTCTGTGCGTCCTCCAACATCATTTCTAGAAATAGGCGTTGGACATCAAGTCCGTATTCTTTTAACAAAGTCTATCCTTTATGCTGGTTTCAAAAAAATGTCGATTACCCACAGGACCATGGTGTCCAGACCAACTATAGCTATCGTAATCTGCCGGCTTGTTGATATTCAAAGTAACATC